ACTTCAACACCAACTAAACCTTTATCTAGTATTTGTTTTATATCTGCAAACATTTGTGAAGGTGTTCCATCTGCGTTCAATTCATAACTTCCTGCTCCACCAACTATATATCTACTATTGATTTGATATTTACCTACATCAAACCCTCTACCTTTTTCATTAACATTTATAGCATAAGGATTATTACCAGATTCAGCCTGTGCTATCTCACCCTTTATTTCATCCCAGCTATATTTTTGACTTATCTCGCTATAAATTTGTTGCAACTCTTGATTTGCTTTTCTTTTAACAACATCACTATTTAAATCATTATTTACAGTATCACGCAATGTTGTAAATCTTTCTTTTAAATTTACTCTTTTATTATCTTTTCCATATACTGCTAAATCAGGGTCTTTATTTAGTAAGTTTTCTACTACCTTGGCAGCTGTAGACCATTGTTTAATACCACCTTGTTCTTCATAAATATATTTTGCTGCTTCTTCATTTACTTGTTCATTTAGTGCTATACCAAATCTTAAAGAGTCTGGTGAACTATTAGCTATAACTTCTGATTCTCCTTGTGCAAATGTAAATCCAGAAGAACCACTTAAATCAACTGGGTCAACATCTTCACCAGCCATTATAGCCATTTCATTTTCTTGTACAGTTCTACCTAATGCTTTTAATTGTGCTCTTGAAAATTCTTTATTACCAAATAAAAAAGTTTCTTTACCTAAATCTTTTATTTTTGCATCACCTTTAAGAACGTCATCAAAACCTACTCTTTGATAGTTTACTTTAAGACCAAGATTTACTTCAGCTTGAGCTATACCATCTTCTATAATTTTGTTGTCTTGAGTGTAGTTATTGAGTTTATCTAGATAATTAATAAATGCACCAGTAAATCCTAAAAAGTTTTGTCTAGCTTGTTCTCTCATGTTTAGATTAGCAATACCAAGTTTTAATAAACCTTGTTGACCTGCCATATCATAAGCCTTCCCTTTGTATTCACCTTTCCTAAGGGTTAGTCTTTCTAAACTTGATTTTATTCCTTCAGACATAATGCTTCCTAGTTTTTATATATAATATATTACTTATAGTCATAACTTTCAACTGTTTTATCCAGCTTTCGCCTTTACAAATTTACGTACTACAGGACTATCGTTTAATGGTCTACCATCAGACAGATTAATCCACTCACCTCTTCTTTTAAGATATTGCTCTACTTTATTAAAATTACCAGGATTTTCATAAAAAACTATATCTCCTTCTACTCCTGATTCTTGTGTAGGTACTTCGTCTACAAACTTAGGTCTAGCTTGTGTATAATGATTTGTTCTTCTTCTATCACTACTTCCACCTGCGCTACTAAAAATTGTTTTACTAAATTTTTTTTCAGCTTGTTCCATTATTTAATACTCTTTTGTCTATATATTATTGACATATCATTTATTTCAAAATCAGCTGATACATCTTGACCGCTTACATCTTCAAACTTCATACTAAATGTTTTAATATTATTTGCATTAGATTGTGTGTATAATTCTATTACTGTAAAGTTAGCACTACCTACTATGTTTGTTATTTGAGCGCCAGAACTATCTACAAAATTATTAGTATATCCACCTCCGTCTACTGAATATTTAGGCAATACATTTGTGTTACCTCCACTAGCACCTTTATAAGTTAACTCTACTTTAATTACTTTCTTTTTTGCTTGTGTACCAAAGTTTAACTCTTTTAATTGTACATTAAAATTATTTATAGCTTCTGAAGGATTTGATTGCCAAGGAACAATAGTTGTTTGATTAGATGTATTTTCATATCCATATATTAGACTACCATCCCACATATTCACTAAATTTGTTTTATCTTCAGCGTTTAATCTAGCTGTTCCTTTTACCCAAGAACTTGTTATCATATCATAAACTAAAATATCACCACTATTGCTTGTAGCGTTTTTAAATGATTTCATAATAATTAGTTGTTTTGATTTAGGAGAAAAACCTACCATTGTTTCTCCATCTACATAAAAACTATTCCATAAAGATTCTGATATAAAACGTACACCTTCTTTTACAAATAAGTCACCTACTTGTCTACCATTGTATAAATACACTCCATGTTCATTACACCAAGCTACTCCATAATCTGTTTCACATACAGCATTATGATGAGATACACCTTTATGTTTATGTGTTACTTCTAAAAACTCTTGACTTTTTGTAGCATTAATAATGTACAAAGTGTTTTGTTTGTATTGTAATAATCTATCTGCGTATGTAGCTAGTCTAATAATTTCTTCACCATCGTTTACTGCTACATCAATTCTTCTATCCATAGTAAATGTATCAAATTGACCAGCCCTAGACTTAAACACACTATCGCTATAAATACGTTCTTTGTTGTCTTTATCAATTAATTTTACATTTCCTAGGTACAACCTTTGTCCAATTAAAACAGACGTTTTCCACTTGATTTGTTTAATAAGATATTCTTGTCTTAATCTTTTGTTAGCTAGAGGAGGAAAATTAAAAGGAACTCCTAATCTATACTTACCTGGATTCATTACTGCATAATTAGGCATTAGTATTCCCTTTCTTGTTGGTCTTCATCATAGTCAGGTGGAGCTGATAAACCACTATCAGCAATAGTCATATATTGTATATCGCTATCTGCTATAACATTAAAGTTCTCATCTAATACTTGTACTCTAAATTCTCTATCTGTTCCTGGTCCTGGTAATGTTAAAGGAACATAATACGTATCTACTGTAGTTCCTGGTGTACCAGATATACCAGTCTTTAATGCAATTTTACTTCCAGATGCACCTCCTACATATAGAGGAGATACTGCTCCACCCCAAACTCTTAAGAATCCAAACCTATTATCAAAACCATTAGCTGAATTATTATTATCTAATTTAACTCTTAAAAATACTGGACTATAAGATTTTCCTTCAGTACTAGAAGTATAAGTACTTCCACTATTCATCCAATTAGTTCCAGTACCATCATCTTTATCATGAAACGACAAAGCTGTATTTTGTTGTATAGCATTATAAATTTGTATTCCTTCTTTTTGTGCAAAAAACTTTGGAGTAACGTTTTGTTCAGCGCTATCACCTGTCCACTTACCATGAGTAGTTTCGTTTTGTGGGTCGTATATATCCCAAAAATGTTTACCACCTTCTCTTAAATCTGTGTGCATTAAAAATATCCAATCATCATCTGCTTGTTCTTTAAAGTAAAAATTCAATCCAATTAAACGATTATCTCCAAATACATTATTACCAGACAAAGATGTTGGTTTAGAACCAGCAGTTCCTGCTCCTATAAATACTTGAAAAGAAATTTGCTCGTTATACAAAGGTATAGACTCTTCTATTCTATTTACAAAGTCGCTATAGAATATTGATATTTCTCCTTCTTGATTACCTTGGTAAATTGCTGTAGCACCAAAGGTAAAGTTTCCATTCCATTCTCCACCTTCAGTAGTTTTATACCCTAAAATTAGACTACCTTTTTGTGAACTAATAGTAGAAGCATCGGGACTAGCGCTTTCCATATCTACTAATTTCATAGTTGCTCCTGATAAAGCATCAAGCTTACGAAGTTTTTGATTGCCGCTATCCCACTTAGTTATATCATGTAAATTTGCAGTATTACCTCTATCATCAGTCCAAAATAGTGATTGGTCTATATATCCAAACCATTTACTATTTTGACTAAAAGAAGCATCTCCAATACGTAATAAACCATCACCATAATAATAATTAGGTTTTATAGCACCACCAAAGGTTACTTCATCAGACAAAAAACTAGGACTAGAACCATCTTTATCTCTATAATAAAAACGAACTTTAGTGTTCGCTTTATCATATACAGCTAAATAATCATCTGGGTTATTAGCACTACCATGGTCGTAATCAGAAGAAAAATAATGTAAGCCATATCCAGGCTCAACATCAGCGGTAGCACCACTTGTAATAGCACTACCTTTATTTCCTAATCCTACTAATCTACCTATTTTATGTGTAGATACACCATCAGCTTCACGTAAATCTATATCACGTATATCTTTGGAATCTGAGTTATCATGAATACCACCATGAAACCCTAGTATTTTATACTCTTTTTTTGGCATTGACTAACATCCACATCCGCATTCACAGTTCATGTTGCCCTCCTATTTCAATGCTTTTTTGACTTCAGCCCAGATTTCATCGTCTAACTTATTATCAGACTTAGCAATAAAATAATCACCAAGTTTTAATAATACAGCTTTTAGAATCTTTTCACTTAAGAGGC